GATCTCGGTGCCGCCAATGTCGGCGTGGAGACGGACCAGGGCGGCGACACCTGGCAGAGTGTCTACCGCGAGGCCGTGCGCAAGTTGGTCGCCGAAGGGCTGGTCCGGGTCGATCGGGTGCCGGGTTTCCAACAGGCCAAGGCCGGCGGGGGCCACGGACCGAAGGCGCACCGGGCGAGTCAGATGCTCGCCGACTACGAACTGGGCCGGATCGTCCACGTCATCGGCACGCACGAGACCCTGGAGCGGGCGCTGCGCCGCTTCCCCAAGACCAAGCCGTTCGACCTGGTCGACGCTGCCTACTGGTCGTGGGTGGATGTCCGACCCGGCGGGGCCCTGACCGTCTCTCTGGACTACCGCACGCGCGATGATGACGAGGATGAGGTGAGCCCGTGGTGATGTCGATCCATGACCAGATCGCGCGTGACCGGGACCGGGCCAAGCCGGCCGACTTCGACTGGAAGGATCTGGCACTCTTCCGGGACTACTACCGGGGCCGGCATCGCTCGACGGTCGGGCCGGACCAGAAGCGGATCCTGCGGTCCCTCGGTGGCAACCGCTTCGCCGATAATCTGTGCCGGCGAATCGTGCGCGTCGTCGCGAACCGGGCCGAACTTCTGGGCTGGGCTGTCGCCGACGACGCGGATAGCGCCGTCGCGGACCACCTCGGTCAGCTCTGGGTCTTCACCAAGATGGCCGACCTCTCCGCCGAGGCCACGGTGGCGACGGTCCGCGACGGCAACCACGCCTATGGCCTGGCGTGGGTGACCGATGACCAGGCGCCGGGACCCGAGGGCGAGCCCATCGTCCCCGACGTCTCGACCGATACGGCGGGCCGGGTGGTGATCGTGCGTGAGCGGTGGTGGGACGGGGCGACGGGGCTCTTCATCGCCTACGGGCCCGACGGGCGTCCGACCTACGCGGTCAAGGAGTGGATGGAAGCGCGGGAGGACGCGCCCCGTGACATCCGGCGTCGCAACGTCTACCGGCGCGGGACCGTCCAGCGGTTCGTCCAGAATGGTCAAGGATGGCGGCCCAACCCGCTCCCCGGGGAGCCAGAGACCGGCATCGTGCCCTGGCGGCGGCCGGACGGTCGTCCTCTCGCCATCCCGTTCGTTCACCTCGCCAACGGGTCGGACGACGACACGCCCTACGGGGCGAGTGACCTAGACGGCGGCGTGATCGGGATGCAGGACCAGATCAACGACCTGCAGATCGACATGGTCGCCGCCGGCCGGATGACCGCGTTCCAGATGTACACGGCGACCGGGGTGGCGGTGGAAAAGGACGCGACCGGCAACCCGCGCCCGATCGCGGTCGGACCCGGCCGGATGCTGCAATCCGAGTCGCCGACGGCCGCGTACGGCGTGTTGCCGGCCGGGGACCTGAGCCAGTTGGAGCGGGCCTACCGGCTCAAGGTCGAGGCCCTGGCCAACATGACCGAGACGCCCGTCCACCACTTCACCGGCCAGTTCCCGTCCGGTGACGCCCTGTTCCGGGCCGACCTGCCGCTGGAGCAACGGGGCGAGAACCTGATCAAGTCCCTCGCCCCGGCCGCCGCCGAACTGGCTCACCGGGCGGTGGAGCTGGCCAACGCCTTCGGCGGCCTGGGGCTCGACGAGGACGCGCTGATCACGGCGACGTTCGCGCCGGCCGACCGCCGCGACCAGGCGGCCCTGGTAGAGATCAACCAGCGCAAGGCGGACCGGATGCGGGTCGTCGAGAGCTTGGAGACGCGGTACGCCCTGCGCGAGGCCGGCGTGCCCGACAAGGAGATCGAGGCGTTCCTGACCCAACGGCAGGCCGCTCGGGCCGGGAGCGCCGCGGCCCTCGGCGGGCTGTTCGATCAGGGCGTGGTGGGGGACTAGCGCATGGCCGAACCGGCGGTCCGCGCCCGGACCCTGCGCCAGCGGGCGGCGGTGCTGCGGGCGGACGCCCGCCTCGCCGTCGGCCTCGCCGCCGTGTTCGCGACCGCGATCGATGGGATCGTCGACGAGATCGAGCGTCTGGTCCGGCGCCTCGACGGGGGCGACCTCTCGCCTGACGACCCCGCCGTGGCAACGCTCTTGGCTGAGATCGAGTCGGCGATCGCCGGGCTGGTGCCGATTGTGGTCCGGGCGATCGTCGCGGCACGGCGTGAGGCGACGGCTGTCGCATCCCTGCACGCGGGGCAACAGGTGGCGGACGACGACGATGCCCCGCCGGTCCCCCTGGTTGGTCGAGCTGAGCGCGGCCAGGTCGTCGGGATCGACCCGCGGGGACCGCTGGCACTGGCGCTCCTCGCCCTTGGGGCCCAGGCCGTGGTGGCCGTCCGAGCATCGTTGACGGCGCCGGCGAGCAGAGAGACGGGCACGGCTCGGGCGGGAGTGGTCGGGGCAAACGTACGAACCGCGCTGGCCCAGGTCGTCGGCGGGGTCGACGGTGCCGGCGTCCCGCGCCTCGGCTGGTTGGAAATGGTGAGCCGGTCCACCCTGATGGACGCCTATCGGGATGGGCTGACCGGCGGGTATGCCAACGCGAACGACCCGGCCGAGTCGTGGCGGTGGGTCGCGTCTCTCGACGGATCGACGTGTTCCTCGTGCGTGGCGAAACACGGCCAGGTCTTCCCGGTCACCGTGAACATGGAGAGCCACCGGGGGTGCCGCTGCGTTGCCGAACCGGTGCGCCCCGGTGAGAACGCCGAGACCGGCGCCGACTGGCTACGCCGGCAACCGGAGGCAACCCAACGGACGGTGCTGGGGATCGACGGGGCCGAACGGTGGCGGGCTGGCGCGTTCGACCTGTGGCACCTGCTGGAGGATCGCGACGACCCGCTCTTCGGCCCCTACAAGGGACACGGCAGCATCGGCCGGGCGGTGGCCCGGGCCCGGTCAGAACGGGAGCGCGCGGCATGATGACCCGAGAGCAGGAGACGACGCGCATCACGATCACCGTGGAGCTTCGTCCCTTCCGGTGTCCCCGGTGCGGCACGTTGCTCGCCAAGCTGCGGCTCACGGCCGGTAGTGTCGTCGAGATCAAGTGCAGCCGGTGCAATGCGATGGCGAAAGACGCGGCCTGATCGCTCACGGTCGCGACCAGCTGTTCGACCGTGTGCTACAGTAGATCCACAACCCAGAAGGCCCACCGAGGCCCGGCAGCGAAGACCCACTGAGGTCCGAGCTGTCGGGCCTCTTTGCGTGTCTGGGACGTTTGGGCCGCCGAGCCCCTAGCCCCACCGGAGGCGTGATCCGGGCGCAGTTCCCCGAGGAGGTCGCCGTGCTCGCCATGCTGCTGTTCCCCATCCTGGCCATCGTGTCGCTGTTCACCACAGACGGTGGTGGCAGTGGGGCCGGCGGGACGGGAGGCACGGGCGGCTCCACCACGGACTCGCCCGGAGACGGGTCAGGGTCCGGCGCCAACCCCGGCGGTACGGGGGAGACGAGCGGCACGACGCCTCCGGCGTTCACGCCGATCACCAGCCAGGCCGATCTCGACCGGCTGCTCGGGACACGTCTCGCCCAGAAGGAGCGATCGGTCCGCGAGGCGGTGACGGCCGAGGTTGAGGCACGGATCGCCGCCGACGCGAAGGCCGCCGCGGCCAAGGAGCAGGGCGACTTCAAGTCGCTCTTCGAGGCCGAGCAGGCGAGGGTCGCCGACCTGGCGAAGAAGGTGGCCGACACCGAGGCGCTGATCGCCGAGCGGGACCGGGACGCGATGCGGACCCGGATCGCCGCCAAGCACGGCCTCTCGGCAGTCCTCGCGGGGCGACTGACCGGCGAGACCGAGGCCGAGATCGAGGCAGATGCGACCGAACTGGCGAAGCACGTCAAGGTCACCGGCGCCCCCGCGACCGAGGCCGGCGCCGGCGGCGGCACCTCGCGGGCCGGGACGCGGCCGGTGCCGCCGGCCAAGCCGGCGACGATCGAGCCGATCCTGTCGGCCGACGGTCGCCAAAAGGTGTCGTGGCCGACCAAGACCGCATAACCGGGCGGCCGCACGGCGCCGCCTGATCCGAACGCATGACGAGTGAGGAGCACGAGATGGCGGCAGTCACGCGGGTCAAGGCTCGCCCGGTCCTGATCCCCGGGTACGAGGTCAACGATGTCGGACAGGCCAAGGTTGATGTGGTCGCCGGCGACGGCCTGATCATCGTCGCCGATACCCCGACTCGATCCGGCTTTCTGCGGGTCTTCGACAAGGCCCCCACCACGGCGACCGAGCATCACGCCATCGCCCTGATGGACGCCAAGGCCGGCGGCAAGGTCGAGGCCGGCATCCACGGTGAAATCGACGGCTTCTCCGGGCTCACCCCTGGCGTCCCGATCTACCCGAGTGGCACCGTCGCCGGTGGGCTGGACACCACCGCCCCGGCCGGCGCCGTCATCCGGATGCGGGCCGTCAGCGCCACCCGGATTCGCTACACGCTGGTCTAGCCCGCTGGGCCGTTGACCCCCGCCGGGTGGACCCCGGTCGCACGAGAGGACGGACCCCGATGCCCTTCGGCATGATCGACACCAGTTTCATCGACTTCCCGAGCACCCTCGACGCCGCCTACCTCCGCGGCCTGACGACCCGGTCCGGCCTCCAGTTCGTCGACCTGGCCCAGGCGCTCGACCGGGAGCTGGCCGCGCTCAACGCCGCGACCGACCCGCTGGTCGCCTCGCTGGTCGCCCCGACCGCGCGGGAGTTTTCGCGCGCTACCAACGGCGACGCCTTCAACGTCACCCGCAAGGGCCAGTACACCGTCGCCCGGCCCCAGCAGACCGAGACCAAGGCGCACATGCTGCCACTCGACGACTGGGACGTGTCGGTCGGGTTCACTGAGGACGGCCTGGAGGACATCAGCGAGGAGGACTTCAACGACCAGGTCCGGGCCATGCGCCGGGGCTGGGAGGTCCGCCACCGCAAGGAGGCACTGTTCCGGCTGTTCTCCGACGCCGAGCTCGAGGTCGCGGCCAATACGACCGCGCTCTCGCCAGGGTTCGCCGGGTCCGGCAGCGGTGGCAACGTCTTCACCGGGTCCTATCCCAACGGAACCCCGGTCCCCGGCGGCTACACCCACTACCTGCGAGACACCGCGGCCAACATCGGCCCGGTGCTGCTCGCCGCCCGCAACCTGCTCAAGCGCATGGGCCAGCCCCCCCCGTACGACCTGGTCGCGCCGTCGGCACAGATCGATGCCATCGTCGCCCTCGGGACGGCCGGCGGGTTCGTGCCGGCCGGGTCGGCCCTGGTCCGGGTCGGCAGCGGCCAGGCCGAGGCCCAGGTGGACCCGGCCACCTACGTCGGCGTCCTGCACCAGGAGATCCGGGTCCAGGTCGGCATCGAGGACTTCACCGACGCCAACATCGCGGTCTTCAAGTCGTTCGGCCCGTTCGCGGCCAACAACCCGCTGGCCTGGCGATACGACACCCTCCGGGGCCGTGACGTGACGGTCCGCACCCGGGCGCTCTACCCGCTCGCGGACGCGGAGTCCCGGCAGCGGTTCGGGTTCGGGGCCAACAACCGAACGGCCGCCGTCCTGGTGCGTCTGGCCGGCGCCGGCAACTACGTGGCGCCGGTGATCTAGGTCGCCGTGGCTGGATAGGCCCGGACGATAGGGGGGCGAATGGTCGCGACCTATGACCAGACGTTGATGACGCCGAAGGACCGGATGCGGTTCGCGCTCGGCGACATCGACATGGCCGCCCCCCTCCGGGACGACGAGACCTACCAGGCCGTGCTGGCGGCGCATGACGAGACGCTGGGTACGGCGGTGATGGCCGAATCGCTGGTCATGGAGTACGCCCGCCAGCCCGACAGCGTCTCGCTGGGGGATGCCTCGGTCAGCTGGCGGGAACGCATCGGCCGATGGGCCGCCCTCGCGACCCGACTCCGGGCCAAGGCGGCCGCCGACGCCGCGCCCGGGGTCGTTGGCGGGGTGGCGAGCACCGGGACCTACCGCGATGGGGACCAGGGCCGGGCCGAGTACGCCCGCGGGTCGGTACGTGAGGTGTTCGGGTGGTGATCCCGGCGGGTGCCTTCGCGGTGGCCTTCGGCGAGGCGCGGCGCGCGGTGACCGGTCTGCTGGGTCCGGGCACCATCGAGCGTGTGGTCGATCCGGACGGCGAGCAGTCGTGGGCGCTACCCGTGGCCATCCGCTGCCGGTCGGGCTATCCCCGCCAGGGGGGCGCGGCCAGCATGGTCGGCCGGCTCGGTAACGATCCGGGGGCCATGGTCTGGATGCCGGTAGAGGTGGCCGTCCGGGAGGGCGACCGGATCACGGACCCGGCGGGGC